ACCTCCGACTCCTATACCCCCAAATGATACAGAATTCTTCGAGGTAGTGTTCGTGTCAGGTCCCCGGAAGTCCGGTGTGACGTTCTCTGACTTGAACTCCAGCGTGCTTGGCATACCAGACATCGCCTGATCTACCTGCTGTTTCATCTGGCTCAGTTGCATCATCTTCATTGACCCTTCGACTTCCATCTGCAACGTAGTCAACCTAATCTGGTCGAGGATTGCAGAGGCAGCCATGTCGTCACCATCTTCTTTCACGGCGCGGTACTGATCAAGTAACGCCAACACCGGTGCGGTCTGGCGAGTCAGTATCTCCATGTTCTGAGAAGACAGTAGCTTGGGGTCTTGGATGTTAAGGATATGCTCGCGAACGTACTCAAGTGATGTAAGCGGTTCGCCTGTCACAGTAGGCGCCATAGCCATGTTCGCTACGTTCCACCTGATGGTCTCGTCTTCTGGTAGGACGAGCTCAAGTGTTACAGTGATGGCGTCATGACCAATAATTTCACTCGGCTCAATTTCTTTGTTGCTGAACCTATGCCGGTCAAACCGTTTGCCCGAGACCGTTATGGGCTCAAACGCACCCGTCTCATACTGAGCCACAAGAACTTCCAGACATCCCTCCAGACAGAGCTGGACCGCCTCCATCCGGGGCAGTACTCGATGTTCAAGGTTGTTTCCAAGTTGGCGGAGAGCTACGGCACTGAGTGGCTTGTCTAGGATTCCGAATCCTTGAGGCGGGATACCACCAGCAATAGCGTCCCTCTGTAAGAATTCGAGGAGAACTCCTGCTGACCGGTTCATATCCGGCGTGATCATAGGCTGAACGTCTTGTTGGTCTGCGGCAGACACTGCTACCTGAGAGCCCTTTTCGTTCCAGCCTTCTTCCAATTCTTTAGTTCCGTCTGACGACGTTACCTTGGTCGGAGGGTCTGATGCCTTGGATACCATATCGACGATGTACGAGGCAGACCGGTTGATCTTGTCCCACACATGGCGGTTCTCAGCGAAGATGCTTTCACCGAAGTCGGCAATCATCTTGTTGTGCTTGTCGACGTTCTCTGTCTCACGAGGAGCTAGGTGAGGGTCTGAGCCTACTGGTGTGATGACACACGGGAAAGACAGAGTGAATAGATCAAATAGCTTCCTAGCCCACTGGTCGTTGACGAGCGTGCCCATCTTGTAGATGTAAGGATGGCGGTCAAATACTGACGGAGCCTCAGGGTCTGCGTCGGGGTTCTTCTCTCGAACGTAATAGTCGAATACTTCTTCGACTTCGTCGTCGTCGTCGACCTCGTGCTCCCACCCCTTGAACTCAGGATAGGTATCTCTGATCTCTCCTCGAGACATTCGACGTCTGTGCGACGCCCATACAGGCTCTTCTTCCCCGGGTTGGAATACAAATTGAGCAGGGTCTATCGGAAGAATATCCTCGAAAGTCTCTCCGTTTTCACGGCGTCGAAGAAAAGCACGAGCCACAACGTAACGACCCCTAACAACTGAGTGCCACGCAAGTTGGCGTTGAACACGAGGGTCTCCGTTCCGTCGCATACGGCGGTCTACGTTAGAAAGCATCCCAATACCGATAGCCTCTGTGAGCTTGTTACGCTCCTCTTGGTCTTTAGGGGCATCGTCGTTGGGGACACGGATAACCATCTCGGTCTCCGCAATGAAAGCAATAATCTTCTGCGCTAGTACACGAGGTTGGTTGGTCGTGTACGCGTCTTCAGGCATGATCTGATCGTCGAGGTCTGGCTCCCAATCTTCAAGAGTCCAGTAAGTCTCGTAGTCACGGTGCATACGGCTGAAGATGGGTTCTTCGTTTCGGAAGTAACGACGTATTGTCTTTATTACTTCGCCGGGATTCGTCGATGGCATCTATATTCGTGCCTTTATTCGTCGCCTAGTGCGGCGCTTCACGCCAATGTTCTGTCTGAGCCCACGCCCAGTAGCATATCCCAATTTGTTCACGAACAGGTAGGTCAATGCCTTTATCGAGTCGCAATAATCGTCGTGAGGCTTAGCGGAAACAAGCTGTCCGGTCGTGTCGGTCTTGTATGAATATACATGTGTCTGACCGTCGAATGGATTTGGCGCGCCACCTAGCTCTGAGATCAATAACCTTGCTCTTGGGGAGATAATCATGTTCGGCATGTGGGTATCAGGGTTGATAGTCAGCATGGTCTTGAACCTGTCGATGCCGGGGAGTATATCTACCTTCTGGGAAGACAGGTGAATGCGTAATTCGCGCTGCCACACCTCTGTATTGCTCTCTTGGGCGCCTGCATGGTACGTTCCTGCTACGTCGATGACGCCGATGACCTCGTCGTTACCCCACCAGTACTTAGTCTTCACCATTTCACAGATATCTCGCACCGTGAACCCGGGGGTGGAGAGTTTATTGATGGCAATCTCGTCAATTACGTGCCATTGCTGGTGAGTATCGCCTGATTCCCCCACAATATCGTGTGGTTGGGTGACAACTACGGCGTAGGTGGAGCTTCTTCCTGAGTATCCGGGGTCAACCCCGAAATAGACCGGTAGGTCAGGGTCGTATTGAACCTTTGCAACGTGTCTAGTGACATCAAAGCTGCCAAACACCCGCCCAGATGGGGGAGCCGGTATTGCAAGGTGTCGTTCTTTCCAAACATCCTCAGGTAACTGTGCTTTTGCACGCTTGAGTTCTTCATTATCTAGCCCTCCCGGATAAATAAACCGGTTCTCGTGGGAGGGGAATGAGTGTGACGCAGCGTGGTCTTCTTTTTGGGCAGCTTCACTCTGCCATTTAGTCCACAGAGTTGGATACCAGCCGAGCGAATTCTCGAAAGTTCCTGACATTATCAGTTGACCAAAGCCGGGAAACTGCGCACGTGCCTGCGCACTCCTCCCCAACAGTCTGAAGTAAACATCCTGACGTACCAAAGCTGCTTCGCAGAGCAGCGTCCACACGGGGGCTTCTGCACGTAAGTTTTTCGGGTCTGCTGCTGACCTTGTCTTGATTTCTAATGGCTCTCCTCCGGGGACGGGGACGTTGATCTGTCCCGGGTCAATCATATTGGTAGGCTTGGTTCCCGGTAGTAGCTGCATAAGCCACTCGGCAATGTACTCGAACTCAGGTCGGCACAGCTCGTAACTCTCTGCAACAATCCACGCCTTCGCACCTGACGCTTCTTTAGGATGCTTAGCAATGAAGTCGAGAGTAAGCAGGACAGCCTTCATTGCCGACGTGTGGGACTTAGAGCCTCGCTCTCCTCCAGACGCAAGCAAGGTCGGAGAACTGTCGAACATAAACTGCTCGTGGCTTGGTCCGGGCAGCTCGTAGCCTAACCCTGAACCGGGGGAACTGTCCTCTAGATACTTCCAAAGAACCTTTGCTTTTTCTACCTGCATAAAAGCAATAGTACACGACTAACTCTTCGGAACAGGCTTGCCCTGAAGACTGACGTAGATCGCTCGCAGCAACGCTGGAGACACCGTAGTGCTTTGAATCTGCTCCGACATTACTTCTTCCTCTTTGGCATTGAAACAACCTTCTTAACTGGCTGCTTCTTAGAAGGACGACCCACCTTATTCCCGTACGTACCCTTGCCTGCTGGCATAACTGATTCCTAACTATGCTGTCCCGGCTACCCGGGTGATACCTAACAGCATATACCCCATGTCAAGTAAACTCAAACTCATAAAATACTGGCGGGGATAGTATTCTTACTTTAGCTCTAGTTCCGGTAAGGAGTACCCCGGTCTAACAAGACCCGGTTACTCCTATAGCTATGCAGCTGTACAACTACGTACTGTAGTACGTAAGTACAGACTGCCTGCTATTGTCCTCTTATCCACCCCGCCATGGTGGTAAGAGGAACACAGATGATTGCTCCAACCTATTGACACATGCGTACCTCAGTCTATAAGTTAGTACAATCAACTAGCGTAGTACCATGTAGCTTAGTAGCTAACACAGTGCAGACATCATGGTCTGTACTAGAGTGTTAGGTACACTCTGACTCCTTCAGCTTGAGCTTCAGTCGTAGTTAGCTACTACGAACAACGGACTCGGATTCATACGGTAGTATGTTGTAGGTGTTGAATGACTACGAATCCACAGGACTAGCATCTAGTACTGAGTAGTCAGATACCGACCTAGTTCCGATCTCCTACCTCTACTACAGCCGTAGAGGACGATCAGGTTCACACACATGTCGAACCACACCGTGGACAAATGAAGCATCGCCCCTCGTCGCCCAAGCTCTCCTCAGCTCAGCTGTCCACTCTGCTACGAGCCGACGAGCAGCCCACCCTACGGGTGTAGGGAAGATGGCTGCACAGTCTGGCGGCAGGCTCGTACGCATCTGCTGCCACAAGTCTTCACAGCACAGCTCCTTCACACTCGCATGAAGACCAAGCACAAGCCTTTGTATTGCTTGTCTTGTGGCACCCACCAGTATCTCTCCCCTTTGGGGAGCACTGAAGATACTGCTGTGCAGATGCACCTACTACCACCAACTTGATACAGGGTACGGGAAAGAGTTGTGGAGATTAGGGCGTTGTATCCCCTTGGTGGTCACGTGTCACGGAAAGCCCTTGCTGCACCCATGCGTAGAGGTCTCACAGCGAGCCAGAGCACCTGCGCTCGTAGCGGACAGGCACTCAGTCACCAGTGAGCTTCCCTAACGCCTGTGTGAGAGGGCGCATTCCTCTATGACTCGCACCCACTTTCCCATAACCAGATCAAGATCGGGGGTAGTTCACTCTCGAACGTATAGCCAGAAAGAACAGTAACGATGTCTACCACTAACGAGTTCCGACTACTAATCACGGGAGGTCGTGAGTTCACCGACCGTTCAGTGATCGAACGAGCGTTGCTCGATATCGAACAGCGACCCGACGTGGTCATCCACGGCGATACAGCCGGAGCTGATCGTATCGCAGGTGAGATCGCAGACACACACGGAATCGACGTCTGGAAGTTCCCTGCGAACTGGGCACGGTACGGCAAGTCTGCCGGACCGCGCCGGAACCACCAGATGCTCGTCGAGGGACGCCCGACGCACGTTCTAGCGTTTCCCGGAGGACGGGGAACCGAGAACATGTGCAAACAGGCTTCTAAAGCCGGGTTGCTCGTGCGTCGTATAGAGCCAAACGAGCCCGAATGGAGCGAAGACGCTCTCGAACTCGTTCATCTCTCGTCGCCCTTTGCAGATGCATTGAATACTCCAACTATCGACAAGGACTAATGATATGTCAATGCTCACTAAAAATTCAAAGTTTGCCTACTACGTACACGAGTCCGAAGATGGTCAGCCTATGACCGTCGAGGGCACAGACGCTACGTTTAGCCATGTGATCGAAGTCACAACCACAGGTTGGACGCCGAGCACCGTAGACGTCTGGGGTGTTTGCACGACCTGCAAACAGACAGTACGAGTTGAGCTCCACTCACACTCGCACAAATGCGAGCTCACAGACGTTGAGGGTTGCTCGTGGGTGAGCCCAGAGGATATCGAACATCCTCAAACGGACGGGCTCATCCCACCCGAAAGCATCGGAGATTGGGACTCATCGCTGTACCTCGTTGGACCGACAGGTTCCAACTACGGCAAACAAACTCGCCGTGTGAACGGCGTGGTTGTGGAGAGCGATGAAGTTACCCAGCTGCCTGAGAGGGCTCCCCGAGACCTTGAAGAGCTCGAAGCTCCATTCAAGTGCTCGTACTGCAAGGATACCTTCCAATCTGGAATTTACTATTCCATGTTGCACACTTGCCCCGGCTCAGCCGAAGGTAAAGCCATGCTGAAGCTTCTGAAAGCTGGCTTCTACGATACCGACAGCGAGCGACCGCAGCGAACTGTCGTCCGTCGTGAAGCGGCTTCACGAGACAACTGGTTCGATGCAGATCGCAACAAGGTTCCATCCGAGCTCGGCAAGCTCGACTGGATGAACCCTCGACAAGACTAATGCGCCGGGGAGTGGGCTTCTAACGAAGCCTGCTCCCCTTTTCTTTTGGCACCAGCCTTCGATTTAGCCACACTGAGCAACCATGGTTTCAGGGAGCTGGTCGGCGTGGGTGCGAGGCTCTGCGAGCGGCACCACGACGCCGACTCTTAGTGTCGGGATTGCGGCTATAGCAAGTCGTTGACTTGCCAGCCACCCGGCACGACGTACTTTGTACGTATGCAACATTCTGACATTAGCTACCCTTCGAGTTCCTTCCAGCTGTGTCCTTGAACAGGGGCGGGAAACGAATCTGCACCAACGCTCATTCTCCATGCAGGAATTGGCTCTGCGGCACGCTGCTCAATCCGAGGCTTGAACAGCGTGAGGATGCACAATTCCCTAGCACTCCGACCACTTATGGAGCAGTTGAGTTACCTGTCGCCCTTGGGATTCAAGGGCACACAACAAGAGAAAGGAACCCTAACAGGGTTATCCGCTAATGACACAACAGAATATTGCACCGCAAGCGTTCAAATACGTCTGTGCATGTGGCGGTGGCTGCCGTAGTCTAGAGTATCTAGACCGACACATAGCCACTGCTGCTGACCCTACCAAGGAAACTTGGTACAGCATCGACGGAATTGCTCAGCTCTTCGGTCTGCCTGAAGGCACACACGCTCGCATTGGCGACGTTGTACCTCAGTACAACACCCAGATGGGTGCTGCTGACTTTCAGACAAACGTTGCTCAGTGGAAAGCTTTCCTTGCCGAACGTGGTATCGGAAAGTCTTCGGAGCCGAACACCTCGCCTGATGGCATCTGTGTTTCGCTCACGAAATCCACTGGTCTTCGTTGTGACCGACGTGCCGCTGGTGGCGCTGACATCTGCGCACCGCACTCTGCCCGACCGGGTCGAGACCGTATAACGGTCTATCCGACCATGGTAGGTCAGGTGCCTGCACCAACTGGTGTGCGAACACCAGTAGGGACTGGAGTGATCTTCACTCCTCAGACCCCGCACGTGCAGCCGTCAGCTCCAGTAGGAGCCGCCGACCCGGTCTTGCAGTCTCTGCAAGACATCATGGGTCAGCTGAAGAGCTTCGACTCTCGAATTACTTCGATGGAAGAAGTCTCCACTGCTCCAGCACCAGCTGCTGCGCCAGCGCCTGCCGTCGTACCGGTTCCAGAACCGGCTGCTAAGGAGTCTGTGACTCCGATTTCCGCACTTCTAGCGAAGCTCGGGAAATCCAGCTAGTTCTTAGCCCGCCTGCAACTTTGCAGGCGGGCACACCGGTTCTTCGGGAGATGCTGATGCGTGAGCCAAAGCTCAAAGACATCATCGGTGGCATGTCTGCCACTGATTACTTGAACTTTCAATCAAACGAGCGAATCAGAAAGACGACGTTACACCGTCGTCGAGTCGCTCGACTGATGAAAGAACGCGGATTCTCCGTGTTTATGGTTGGGCAGACCCAACGTGAACGCAAAACAGAATCCGCCTAACACACCGATGGGGTGGGCTCGAAAGAGCCTGCCCCACAGTTAGGAACTTTATGGCATATTGTGGTGATTGTAAAAGAGTGATTCGCAGAGGTATGAGTGGGAATCACGGCGTAGGTATCTGCGTCGATATGTTTCCACCTATCCCAGTTAGCGACATACGCACCTACGGTCGAGCTCTCAGCAACGCTGATGATCTCGTCCCGGCTGAACTTGCGACTCACATGCTTGCTGACCTTGGGGGTCAGGGACTTGATAGTCCTGACTTGACCCTCAAAGCAGCTCAAGTGTTAGCAACACTCGCTGTCGCTGATTCCCTCAGGGATATAGCTGATGCGTTAACAGACGCTAATAAAATATAGGAGGAGCTTTTGGCTCAATTACGAGATATCAAGTTAGGTATTTTCATCATCATTGTGATGCAAATAGCTTTCTTCGCAGTCCACCAATTCGTGGGCTGCTAGAACAAAGGGGTGGGAGCTAGCGCTCCTGCCCCTTTTTTTGCTCGCTTTCGCTAGCTTGAGCATTGTCCTAGCCCACCGGAACTAGCACGGGGAAGGTTCTCCTTCCCCATGCTCTCAAGGCTGTTAAGTCCGGGTTGGCAGCATAAGCAACCCTTTGACTGCCTAGCTTTTTTAGCTCGGCAACTATTAGGAACTAGAGCTAAAGGCTATTGCTAGGAAAGGGGAAATAATGCTAGGGTCTAATTGCTGCATTGGAAGATTAGGAATATTTTTTAGCCTACTGGCTTACAGGAACATATCTAATCTTATGTGCAGCACCTGTAACAACCAGTAGGTTATTTTTTTACCCACTTACAGGTACATAGCCCCACCTAAGCGACCGAAGCGCAGCAGTTATCCACCGGAACTAATCACGGCGGTAAGACTCTTACAGGGGCAGTAAGTAATGCGATTTATGAGGGGGATATAGGGGGAGCTGTATCTTCTTCTGTGGGTGGTGGTAATACTGTTACTGTCCCTTGAGGTTCTTTTACAGCATCATCAGCACTAAGCCAAGCAAACAGACCAGCTACCTGATCATCTACCTTCGGCTGTTCCTTCCACAAGTTCAAGTTCTTACCCAACAACTCAAGAGTCCTATTGCTATTACTAAGCTCATTGTTCTCAAGAGCACGGTAATGGTTCTGAACTAGCTCACCAAGCACGAACTCTTCGCTCAATCTCTCGTGATACAGCTTCTGCTCTTGAATCTCCTCTATTCGCTCTGCTACTTGTGGTTGCTGAGCTAGCTTGAAAGCATTGCTAGAGATACTTCTGTCCTGCATATTAGCTGCGTCATAGCTGAGCTTATAAGCATCTATCAAAGCACTACCAGCAGCTATCTCTCGCGCGAATTGCTCTTGCTTGTACGTAAGACCGTTAGGAAGTTTGGGTAATTTAGGCATAGTCCCTGTATATTACCATCAGGCAGAGCCAGTACTACGCATACATTCGGCTCTTGCTTAGACTCCGTTGTAGCACTACTCCCATTCTCCTTCCGAGTAGCTGCTCCGGAGTCGTTTTTTATTTCAGACATTGCTACCCCCTAAAGCTTTGTTTCCGCGCGTGTGATAAACCCAGAAACCTCTGAGGTCAACTACTCGTCAAATACTACGTATTTGACTAGTAGTTATAATGGTGCGAAGATGAAGTTATCGGAGGAGGTGTGGGAATTGTGGAGAAAGAGAGATAAGTAGTCTCTCACTACACCCCCTTGAGAAGGAGAAATCTTGGATATAGATATAAACAACTTGCCGCCTGAGATACAGGAGAAGCTGGCACAAGTTATGCGAATGGTGGAGGAAAGAGAGCCAGAAGGCGAAGTCTCTTACGACAGGCTTATCGCCTTGAACAATGAAGTCTTTGGTATCCGCCAAAAATTACTATCTGCTCAGCTAACCGGTGCAGAGGAAGCTACTGCTCACCTCATCGAAAGCATGGAGAAGGACAGCGACGTAAAGAACAGGGAGAAGGTGCTAAAGATGGCTATTGTCTCCCTTGAAGTCACCATCGACGACAGCAAGCAAGAGCTTGTTCAAGCCTTGCTCAAAGCTAAGTTCGAGGCACGCAAGACAGGTAGCCGTGGCTCTAACGGCAACGGTAACGATAGGGACATGATTGATGCGATCATCGAAGCTGCTGAGATGGAAGCAGACTATGACCCTATTGCTGTTCAACAGAAGCAGGAACAATCAATAAGCAAGCCTAAGCGAAACAGCGGCGGCTTTGGCTTCGGCACTTCAAGCCGAGTCTAAGGAGGACTATGAAAACAGCGCAAACTCCAGCTAATAACTGGAAAGACTTTACCAAGAACGGTCGAGTACAAGAGATGGTGAACGTAGCAAGGGCTATCAAAAACCAAGGGCAAGGCATTAGCTATGCCGATTGGAAGCACACCTACGACCACAGTTTGATGGGGACAGTAAACTCTGTCGTTGTTGAGCACGATGCAAGCAACGCAGAGTGGCTTCACGCTACTATCGCCGGTCAGACCATCACGCTTGCTGAGATTGAGTATGGAAATCGCAAGAACTTCACACTGCATGACCCTCGCTTTGGTCAGAACGAGCGACAGTACAGTAGGTTAGACACAATCAACAAGGGCGTCATGCTAATGCTTGCTAAGCAGATGCACATGGAGCTCCTCTACGAAGGGACGCCAGCTGAGATTCATGACTACCAGAACGGTAGCCCAACGAACGGCACAACAGTAGACATTCAGGAATGGCGTTGGAACGACACCTACCCAGAGCCAGTAGATTACTGGGAGAACCCAGTCTCAACGAAAGCAACTAAAGCTTCTACAAAGAAGCACTTTGTTATTCCGGTCTTGCAACCAGACGAACTGGCTGCTGCTCGCTCACTGTCAGAGTTCCGAATCATCTACACCGAGTTCGCAGAGAAGCTAAAAGCTGTGTGTAAAGCACACATCAACGAGCCTATCTACTTCCAAGGTGCAGCAGGAACAGGCAAGTCACTGATGGCTCAGGTACTTGGTGCTGAGACAGACAAGAAAGTAATCAACCGAGTTACGTTCACCGCCAAGATGGACGTAGCAATGACACTTGGCAACAAGTACCCGACCAGTATGTGGCGTGACCCTGACGGTGTTGTCGTTGCTAAGTCTGGCATCGGTGAGGACATGTCAGACCACCAGTTCTTAGGCATTGGTCTTGACTGGCGTGACGGGGTAGTTACCAAGATGGCGAGACAGTCCGGCACTGGCGGCATGTTAGTGCTTGATGAGCTGCCAAAAGCTCCGCCAGAGTTCGTCAACAGACTGCATGAGATTCTTGAAGATGAGTTCCCTACTATGACCATCTACGAGAATGCAGAAGATCAGGCTTCAGTGAACGACGACCTATGGGTGGTAGCAACAGGCAACCCCGTTGGTGGTGGTTACTTCAACAACCCACTCGACAAAGCATTGCTTGATCGAATGAGGGTGTTCAACATCGACAAGCCTATTGCTGACGAAGAACAGATTCTTGAAGGCTTACTGCCTAAGAAGTTCTTCGGAGAGACAACTGAGCACCTGCTACGTGCAGCTAAGACGCTCAGAGACAGCGAGGAGACAGCAATTAGTACTCGTGCCCTAATCATGGTTACTAAGAGCATCTTGAGAGGCATCGGTGTAGTCCCTGCTTTCCAGATCAACTTCTTCAACACACTACCGAAGGACAGAGCAGAACGTGCTGAGTCTGCTGTTCAAACACAGTTCTTCGAGGACTGGAACAAGTACGGTCCAGCAAGCAAGCTTCAGTACTAAGGAGATAAATGGCTAAATCAAAAACTAAATACTGGGGTCAGTTCTGGGGAAAGGCTGACGACGATGATGACTGGGGTGATTGGGAGCAAGGCGGTAAGGACGCTGGCTCTCTCGACCCCGAACGCAACAAGGGCAAGATGGGGTACATGCCCGAAGGGTGGACTGACGAACAGCGTCAAGCGATTGACCATGTAATCTGCCCTGACTGTGGCGCAACTGTGTTTGCCTCTGGCTACATAGTTCGTGACAAGTGTGACGTTTGCTGGTTCATGTTCCCCGATGCTAGTTGGAACATACCAATTAGCAAGGAAGCAGCGAAGGCAAACAAGGCTAGCCAAGGGACGCACACTGCCTATACAGGTAGCTACTCTAAGTCTCTGACCTCTTTCGCTAAGTTAGCTAGGTCAATAGTCGAACCTACTACCGACAAGGAAGATCACTTACTGTCTCGTATCCACATGGCAGAAATGCCTAACCGTAGATGGCAAGAAGAAGTAGAGAGCAATGCTAGCGGGAGCTCTAAGAGTGGTGTTCGTGACCAGACCAAGCACGTAACTAAGCAACACGCCAAGATCAAGACCAACGCCGATGAGTACCTGTCCAGCACAAGCGAGGCTTATGCCAACGAGATTGCTCAGGACATTGAGCTCTTTGCAAGGGCTCTTGAACTTGTGGTCGAAGCTAAAGGGCAGGACGGACACGTTGATGTCGGTGATCGCACTAGCCAAGAGATAAGCGACAAGCAAGCTGACCTACGCCGCATGATTGAGGTCATGATGGGTGAGTTCGGTGCTGCTACTGGTCACAAGATTGGGGACGACTGGTTCTTACGGGACACCACCGAAGAAGCACGTGCTATCCAAGAGCGAGCAGGTAGCCGCTACGACCAACCGATGTACGGTGCTGCTTTGTATGGCGACGAAGGGGAAGGCTCTAGTCTCTCAGAAGTTACCTCTAAGAAATCACTAAACCTAAGTTCTGATACCGCTCAGTACCCTACTGATGATCTTGCGAGCAGCAAGATTAGGGAGAAGATTCGTCAGGGTATCAAGAAGGCTGACGTTGCCACTGACCTAGACGCTGTAGCTACTGAGGTAGCTATGGCTAAGCAAGAAGATCGCATGACCGTGATGAAAGAACAGCTGATGCCTATCATCAGTAAGATTCTGGAAGAAGAAGGGTCAGAAGAAGTAGATCAAGAGGCTGCTTGCGACGCTATCGGTGAAGCTATGGGTGGTGAAAGCGACGACGGTAAAGAAAGAGCAGAGCCAGCCGACCGAGACCCAACCGACGGTAGTTACGAGGAAACAATGCGTGACTACATGAACGGTGTTGGTGATGAGATTCGCAAGGAACGGGAGGAACGTGCCAAGAAGAAAAGCAAGGAGGACAAGTGGAGTCAGACAGCAAAGAACATTGCTAAGGCTTACGGTCACGATTCCGGTAAGGGTTACAGTCACTTCGATGCAGTTGAACCTCTTGTTGAGTTCGCATCAAAAGCACCCAAGACAGTACCGCTGAACTTCAAGGGACAGCAGATGCTTGAAGCTATTGAGAGTGAACGCCGTGTTACTTGGGAGGAATCAGGGGATGCAACCGACCGTATGGTTGAGTTGAACTTCGGCAACCTCAAAGTATTCAGGCAAGAGGACACGTACTCACCGCAGTTAGTCATTGGTGTTGACGTGTCCGGTTCGACTGGCTGCATACATACAGCTGGTGGCAATGACGTGTATCAAGATGTTGGCGGTCTGATGTGGGAGATAGCATCTGTTGTCTCTAGTGTTGGGTCAGAAGCAAACACCCAGCAGTACGCCTACCACAGCACACATCAAGGGTTCTTGACTGCCATTGAAGTACCAAGAGGTATGCGTCCTGTCTGCAACTGTGAGGTAATCGAGTCCTCACGTTATACATCAGGGGAAGTTCGTGAGCATGGTGGTGGTACACCTGAGTTAGCGATGCTTACCTACCTCAACGACAAGGCGCAGCAGTCAGGGGAGTTGAGCTCAACGACAGTGATACTGATTGTTGACGGTCAGCCTGATGATGAGGAAGCTTGTAAGAAAATGTCGGAGCAACTTGTTGCTGCCGGTGTTCAGTTCGGAGTGGTGGTCTGCGGTAACGATAACTACTTCGATGAGGAAGAAGAGAACTACTACTCCGCATCTGTTGCGGTGAAAGTCAGGAACTCTAGCGAGATCGACACCGCAATACCTAAGCTGATGTCTCTCATCAGGGCAAGAGGACTGGCGTAACTCCACAATATCCACACCCTTAGTGACACTCACTAAAATATTTTGTGTGGATTGTGTGGTACAGTACGCACAGTAGGAAGGAGAACCCTATTGGAAGTAACCGAACAGGACGTAGGTTTAGTTCACGACATGGTTCGTGACATGGCTGCGGAACAGTTCAGGCAATTCGGAGAGACACCTCCGTTCTTCGCTGCACTAGGCAGTAAAGAACCGGAGAGGCTAGAGGAGCTTACCGAGATTGGTGGGCTACCTCTAAAGATGGAGCAACTAACGAAGGGCAAAGGTCCTGTGCTAGTTGGCTTCTATCTGGCAAGCGTACCGAAGCAGCTATGGCACGGGCTAATGTCCGCTGTCGCAGGTGATATAGACGCTACTGCTCTTGTCTTTACAAACGCAACGACTGTTGCTTTGTTCCCGAATAAAAATGGTGAAGGGGAGGAAGCTGCGCAGGAATGGTATAAGACCCACTCTGATGTGAGTGAGTACCCCGACATAGAACAAGCAGTAGTTCTAAACGTGCACTACAAAGACAAGCCCTCTGTACTAGAGGTAGCGATGGTTGATGTTGGCACAAAAGAACTAGGAGAATTTGCCGTCGAGTACGGCAGGGAAGCAGGAGGAAACATCAAGTGGTAGACCTAGCGGCACACCTTGATACTTGGGAAGGGTTGAAGCAAGAGCAACGCGACCTGAACAACGAGATCGGAACTCTTGAAATGCAGATCAGAGACTTGATGATCGAGGACGAGGCTAGCTTGAACCTAGACCACCCTAAGTGGAAGGTCACATGGCAAGGCAAGCCTGAGTGGGACGAATCTGCGCTGATGGCGTTGCGTGAGCACTACTCACCGGAGGAGATCAAAGGGTTGAAGAACAAAGCGAAGGAACCTACCTTCGACAAGCGAAAGCTAGCGCAACTAGCTAAGTACGGCGGCGAAATTGGCAAGATAGTCAACGGGGCTAGAGGCGACAGCCAGCCTGAGTTGAAGATTGTGAGTAAGCAATGACGAGTAAAGAGTTCAACCCTTTTGAAGGGACAACGCCTCAGCCTGAGCCTACACCTGAGGACGAGATCGAAGTGGTAACTGCTAACGAGATCAAGAACGATGAGGCTGAGATGGCTGAGATGTATGAAGAAGCAGGGGAAACTATGCCTGCTGTTATTCAGACAACTCAAGTACCAGCAATCCCTACGTTCACACTCTCTGATGTGATGCAGCTTGCGACTATTGCTATGGCATCGGGGAATTTCCCTGACCTACGCAACAACGAGCAAGCAATCATTCGCATCATGGCAGGTAGAGAGCTTGGCTTGCAGCCTATGACTGCACTCCGTGACCTCTATGTGGTCGAAGGTAAGGTAGCTATGTCCAGCGGCTTGATTGCCAGCATGGTACGTAACCACCCTAAGTACGACTACCGAATCACAGCGATGGACAATGAGCACTGCGCAATCCAGTTCTATGAAGGCGAAGCCATGATCGGGGAGTCTGACTTCTCTATGGCTGATGCTGATAAGGCTGGTATCAACAGAGGTGGCAGCGGGTGGAGTAAGTATCCACGTAACATGCTGTTCGCTAGAGCGTTGACCAACGGAGCAAGATGGTATTGCCCTGATGCTTTCGATGGTGCTGTGTATACACCAGAAGAATTACAGCCGGTAAGCGTGTCTACGTCACCGCCTGTTAGTGGTGTTGTAACCAACGCACAGGCTTCGGTAGGGGGTTGGGAAAGTCCAGCACCTGTTAGCTCTATCGACGCCCTTCCTCAAGCACGAAGTCCGTACCCTGTTGGACTGGGTGCTGATGAACTAAAGAACGAAACCTGTCCCGTCCACTTGAATCACCCAGCAAGTATGAGTGAAGCAAGAGGCGCACCGGTATCGTTCTTCATGAAGGGTGCTATGCGTAGCCATGCTCACCCAACTGGACCGAAAGAAGCAAGAGCTCCTTGGTGTAGCTGGCAAGCTATGGCTGATGACATCAAGGACGAAGCTGCTGATGCACTAAGCGATGCTGGCTATGCGGAGGGTGGAGAGCGAAGGTCTATGGTTGAGGCAGTCTTTGACGACCTCATTGACGTACCGTTCACCGCCTACCGAATAGCTGACTGGCAAGCAATAGCAGACTATGACTGGGCATCAACAGGAGGTAGCGATGGCAAGTCGATTGAAGATGAAGCAGAGCAGAACACGCTGCTCTAAGTGCGATGCGAAGAACGGATACATGCGTAACCAAGCACTTAGCTTGGGTAAAGAATGGGTGTGCCGTGCTTGCGGTACTGAAACCCCTATGAAGGAGACAAGCGATGGGTTTGTTACAGATACTACGGCGACAGCCGAAGAATAAGTTTGATTTAGTTGAGAAAGAACTCGACGAATTAGATGTGGCTATCAAATTACTAACGAAGCAAGTTGACCAACTTGATGACCTAGTAACTAGAGAAGAAAAACTTTTGGGGTTGGGGAAACCTACCACTAAAGCAAAGGCTAAGCCAAAGCCAAAGCCTGTTGCCACTAAGAAGAAGTTCAGGAACAAGACAGCCATAAAAGAATTGACTGACTGGTTCAACAGACGCAGTAATAAGTACCTGACTAAAGAGCAGATACAAACGATGAGCACTAGCCCTCTAAAAGGGATACCTAACTCTACGTTTTATGAAGTGGTCAAGTCCTTTGAACGTGATAGGTCAGAGCGACCAATCAAATACAGGTTGAGATAAGCAATAGCCCCCGCCTTAGGGCGGGGGCAAAGAAGGAGATCAACGACAATGACAATGAGAAGCTACGCTAGTAAAAGAAATAATCTAGCTAACAGAAGATCAGTTATAGCTGCGATGCGGAAACCTACGTGGCAAGAACATATAGACGATGCCACTAATACAGCACCGTACGGTATCCGATGGGGCAGAACTGCGAAGGGTTCTAGTACCCACATCATGGATTTCAACAAGTACCGAAATGAATGGATGGAACGCTGTTCCAAAACGAACCAAGCACAGGTTCTTCCTGCCAACGTGTACCTCAAAGCTAAGATTTGCAATAGCTGTACCCAATGGCTACGAGGTGACGAAGAGCGTGCATATAAAGCTGACTGGAAACACTACACAGACCCTGCAACGGGTCGAACTAAGAGAGAGAAGCATAACTAATGGAAGAAATAACTAAGCTGGTAGCACACTACCGTAAGAAGGCTATTGGTATTAGGTCTGCTATGTCCCGTGAAGGGGTAGCACAATCAGCAATGATGCTGCTGTCAGTACGGGCAGCAGCCTATGAAGATGTAGCTGCCGACCTTGAAGCGTTCGTAGAGGAAAGCAATGACAACTAAAGAACACATTCACCACTGGCTATGCGAGCCACCGAACGGTGAGTGGGCAGCCGCAGTATGTAAGCATTGCGGTGAGGAGTCTAAGTTTCGCAACAGTCCTGAACACGTAACAGCGTGGCAAAGGCGAGCTAATATCGAGAAGGGACATGGCTTGAGCAAGAGTCAGCTAAAGACTGCGCTGGATAAGAAGGGCGAGCTGATGCCTGACTACCCACGTGAGCTTGAAAACGATATAACAAAGAAGGAACGAGTAGATGCTAAGCAAAGCACAGCTAAAGGTACGCAATAGAGAGATCGTCAAACAGCTAAGGGAAACTAGTGACGATGGTAAGTTTCGCCATACCTATCAGACCATCGGTGATTTATGGGGCATAACCCGTGAGCGTGTTAGGCAGATCGGGAAGATGGGTGGCAATGCTAATCGGAATGATGCCCTCAAAGAACGAAACCAAATCACACGTGACTCTGCACCCAAGTGTGCAATAGAGCATTGCTCTAACAAGGTGAAGGTTCTTGAAACAGCTACCGTCACATACTCTACTACTGGTAGGTGCGCAGACCACGGCAGGGACGTAGTGCTTATCACCTGTGCTGAGTGTGGCAAGCAAACAGAGCGTGAAAGCTATCAAGTTCGCAGCGACCACAAGAAAAATAAGCTTCGCACCAAGCCTCAAACACAGTGGTTCTGTGACAACCACTGTCAGGGTAAGTTCATCGGCAGAGAGTACGGCTTTATTGCACACCCTGAGAACGCTATGTATTCGAAAGAGCTTGCAGATGCACTGGAGTAGGTACTACTCAGCTATCTGTCGTGTTGGTGACTACTATGCCAACCAGCACGACGATTGCAGCATCGCTAAGTGTAAGTGTGAGTGCCATCAGGAGGTACAAAACAATGGGAACAATCCTAGCAATAGACCCCGGCACAGTGAAGTCGGGGTGGTGCGTGATGGAGCAGGACGGTACAGTCAACGAGTTCGGGTGGACTGACAACGACGACCTGTTAGAGAGGGTCATTAGCAGTCGGAAAATAAACCTTGTGCTAGAGGACATCTCTAACTACGGTATGGCTGTCGGTCGTGACACTTTTGAAACGGTGAAGTGGCTTGGCAGGTTTGATAGGAAGCGTGAGCATACTTACATCACCCGACCTACCATCAAGGCTGCACTGTGTAATACAGTGAAGGCTACTGATGCTAACGTGAGGCAAGCGGTGATCGACAGGTATGGCGGTGACGCTGTGGCTATCGGTGGCAAGAAGTGCATCAACTGTAAGGGGAAGGGCTGGACTGGTAGAGATCACGACGCTTGTGAGTTCTGCCACTGTCATGGCTGGAAGCAAGGTGGCTGCGGCACGGAGACACACAAAGGGCAGCTGTATGGTGTGAGCAGTCACGTATGGTCTGCGATAGCACTAGGGCTGACGTACTTAGATCAGGAGAAGGAAGCAAGCAACATCTAACAACGGCGGGGAGTTTGCATAGGCAGGGCTAAATTTTGTCCTGCACCAGTAGCCTTGATTCAGTCGCAGGACTGATGAGCATAAAGGGTTAACTACGCATCCTACTCCTTTCGCTGGTAGAGCATATGGCGTGTAAAACGTAGTGAATTAGACCCAGCACTGGCAGTCTGTGTTACACATCGGTAGCATGGCGGGGTTCTCGTCTCCCCCTCATAAAGTTGCACCGCTAAAGGTACGTGCGAGTCGTACCTGCTCCCCGCCAATCTAACCACAAGGAAGAACAGTATGCCGATCACCGCAACTTGCAAGCACGGTCAGAAAATAGAGAGTAACTACGGCAACAACAACCACATGTGCAGCGGCACTGTTATCCGCTGGAAGGTGTGGGGTGTAAGCGGCAGATACCTAGAAGAGTGTGAGTGCTACTGCCACGCTAGCACTGGTCACAAATAAAAATACCGAACCACAGCACAGTTGCATAGACTAGTGCTAGCCACACTACTGGCATCCACCCTCTCATCATCGCAGCAGCCACACAGCAAGCGTCACAGTGACCCAGACAGCCATAGCAATACGGTTCGTCCACTTGTTGTGTATGAAGCCCTTCATTAGAACTTGTTGTTGTCCTTGAACTTGTTGCGAATCTTGTGAACCATCACAACAGGTCGGCTCACGACCCACGCTAGTAATACCTGCCCTTTCTCAACCATAGGCAGGTCAGCAAAGTAGTTCCCCTCTTCTCTGTGCGTAAGCCAGCTAGCAAGCAACCCTATTTCATATAGCATCAACATCGGGATGGCTACGAGCAGGGTAAGAGTCCCGTCTAGTGACGGGGTGATAAGGGCAGCGAAGATAAAGGCTGTCGGGATAACCCACTTGCGTAGCGTACTAGCCCTTGCATATGAGACAAGCCTGAACCTAGCCAGCAACTGCATCACAACAGGCAGCTCAAACGACACACCTATCCAGAAGATCAACGACAGTAGTAGGGCTAGGTACTCAGTGAGCAAGATTACTGGGATGGCTACGCCTTCACCAAACGTCAGCAAGAACTGCAAACTCACCGGCATCATCACCCAGAACACGAACGATGCACCTAGCAAAAACATTCCGATGGACAGGGCTGTGTACGTTGTTACAAACAGCCAGAAGCGTCGGGGAACGAAGGGCTTGAGCATACTTAGTATGCCCACGATCAACACAGGTAGTGCTAGAACCTGCCCACCCTTCATAGACAGGCTCAGCGTAGCCCCGAACATATCTGGGACACCTGTGAATATGGGTAAGCCTCCCTCGAAGGGGGATAGCTTGTCTTCTGCGGGGGCAAGCAGGAAAGCAAACACCTCTGGATGCCACCAAAAGGTAGCACCTGCCCCAATACTCCAGACTAAGATCGTAAGGAATACAGTGTTCCGAAACCGCTGACCGAACTTATACCCCCGCTCGTAAGCGGAGAGACTCAAAAGCTATGCGCCTTTGTCGGTCTTATCTTTACTCTTTGTACCGCTCATCATTCCGTTGATTGCTGTGTAACCTAGTACAGCTATGGCAATAACGGCGATGCCGATAATGATTGGGTCGTTTGGCATATAGAGCCCTCTTATTTTTTCTTGATGCTCCCTATGTTGAGAACACCTAACTTGTTTATCTTACCGAAAATATTTCGGCGAACACTAATAACTGAACCATCAAAGCTCTTCATCATCCCTCTTGTGTTTATCAGAGTGAACACTGTTACGAAATATTATTCCCTCAACAGTGTTACCTAATTCAAAGCGAGCGATCTTCACAGCTTGAACAACCGTGGCTGCCCCAACGATTGAACCGATGAAGTACTTGAGCATCCAGCCGAGCGGGTGCATTAGTCACGCCTCTTGCGACTGAGCAGC